GATGAAAATACTGATACATTGAATCAGATGGAAGATACATTTAATTACAATGTAGATCAAGGTAATGTACTTTTAGGTAATACTACTGCTGCTCTTGGTGATGCAAGTAGTTTAATAAACCAAGGAATAGGTGCAGTTCTTGATATTAATGATCCTGATTCTTTTGTTAGTAGTCCTGTAAACTGGTATGAAGAGGCAGCAGGAGTAGGTAAGGGAGGTTGGAGTTTAGATTGGCTGGAAGAGGCACAAACTTCTGCACTAAATACAGGATTAACTGGTACTTTAGGCGCTGTCTTAGGTGGTTCAGATAACCCCTGGAACCAATATCAACCTGATGATGATGAAGGAGGAGGAGCAGGAGGTGGTTTAGGCACATATAGAGGTCGGAGATCAATAGCTGGTGATCCCTTTGCTAGTTCAGCAGAAACACGACGTTTAATTCAACAACAAGATACTTTCCAATCAAGATTGAAGAAAAATAAAAATACAGCTCCATCAATGATTAACGCTAGTAGTTATGCATAGGTAACATTATGGCAGAAGGAAATAGTGATCCTTTAGGTACAAGGATTGATAAGCACTTTGAGCATTTAAAGGGCAAACGCAGTACCTGGGAACGTCATTGGCAGGAACTGGCAGAATATGTTTTGCCTCATCGTTCTGATTTTACTTCAAAACGCTCACTAGGTGAAGAACGCCTAGAAATGGCATTTGAAGGTACAGCAATGAGAGCTTTAAAACGATTTGCTTCCCAAATCCATAATGTGTTTACTCCTATGGGAGCAGAATGGTTTAAACTTACTACAGGAATTACTGCTGTAGATAAACAAAGAGACGTACAACTATGGCTTGAGGAGGCAACAAAAATTGTTAAACATCACATATCACGCCCATCATCTAATTTCCACTCTGCAATCTTTCAGTATTACCTTGAAGCAGGAGCTTTTGGAACTGGGATCGTCTTTGTTGAAGATATTCCTGGTATCGGTCCTCGTTATAGGAACTTTCCTCTTTCTGATTGTATATTGGCTGCTGGTGGTGAAATGGAAATTGATACCATCTACAGGTTATACAAACAAACTGCCAAAGATTTAGTAAGTCGATATGAATTAGAATCTCTGCCTGAAGATATAATTAAACAAGGATTGGGCGAAAAATTACTGGAAGAAGTAGATGTAGTTCATTTAGTAACACCAGCTTGGACTCTCAGAGAGTTTTTACCTGAAAAATTTGAAAAACCGTTTGTATCAATTACTTATTTAAAAGATAAGAAGAAAGTTATACAAATAGGAGCCTATGATGAGATGCCATATATATGTGCCAGATGGGAAAGATCTGATCGAGAAATATATGGAAGAGGTCCAGCATGGGAAGTTCTGCCTGATATGCGTTTAATGAATGAGGTTGAAAAAGTATATCTAAAAGGTATTCAAAAAGCTATTTCACCTCCTATGTTTGTTCCAGATTCAGGTTTACTAGATCCATTGGATACTACACCAGATGCAATAAACTATTATAATGTTGGTATTGGTGGTAAGGATATGATCTTTCCTGCACCTAATGCTGGAAAAGTTGAGTATGCACAACAACTTAGTGCTAAATTAATTGGTTCAATAAAAGAAGGATTCTTTCTGGATGTTCTTGAGTTACCTGGTCCTACTGCACCTGATGGAGATGTTATGCGTTTCTCTGCAACAGAAGTATCAGTCAGGATGAGACAGAGAATGCCTGTACTTGGACCACTATTGGCTCGACAAGAAAATGAGTTTCTCGATCCACTAATACGCAGGACAGTCCATATATTAATGCGTTCAATGATGCTGGGGAATATGCCTCCTGTATTAGAAGAAATTGGATACAGAATAGAATATTTGAACCCAATCTCAATATCATTACGAAGTGGTGAAGTTAATTCAATGGTACAGTTATTTGAAATGATAATGCCTTTAGCACAGATTGATCAGACTATACCAATGTATTTTAATACTCATAAGATACTACAGAATACTGCCGAAGTTCTGCAAGTACCTCCGTCTAATTTACGTACCGAAGAAGAAGTAGCTGAGATTATTAAGAAACAACAAGAACAACAGGCATTACAGCAAGAACAACAACAAGCACAAGTTGCATCACAAGTTGACGAACGACAGGCTAATGCAGAATCTAAGAGAGCGCAAGCTAGAGCAGCATGAATTTTCCTTTTCTTGAACGTAAACATGAAGATCAATTATTTAAGGAAGTATTTAAAGGAGAAGCTGGCAAAGAACTTGTTGCACATCTTTCAAATATATTTCATGTATTTAAAACAAACCAAACACCTGATCCTTATGTCTCCGCTTTCCAAGAAGGTCAGAGATCAGTTGTCATAAAAATAATGGAGATGATTCATCAAGATCTGGATGCAGTAAAACGCAGACTAGAAGCAATGGAAAAAGAACGTCTTAAAAGGAGACAATAATGGAAGAAATGGAAACAGACTCGGCTCCTGAAGAATCAGGACAAGCGGTATCTGAAGGCACAAATGGAGTGGAAACAGCAGAAGCATCTCATTTTGATAGGATGCAATTTGATCCTTCTTCATTACCTGATAACTTGAGAAATGAACCAAGTCTTCAGACATTCACGACTGTAGATAACTTAGCTAAATCCTATGTTAATGCAGTCAAGAAAATTGGTGGAAACCCCGATCATCTTGTCAGAATACCACAAGAAGGAGAATCTCGGGACAATTTCTACAATGCTTTAGGAAGACCAGAAACACCTGAAGGTTACGATTTTGGTGAAGATGAAGGTCAACTAGACTTTTATCGAGAAGCAACACACAAAGTCGGTCTTTCTAATAGTCAAGCTCAATCTATGCTTAAATTGTATGCAGCTGTGGAAAGTGAGCAAAATAAACAATCTCAAAAAGCCAATGCTGATTTTGCTGTTAATAGTCAAATAGATCTAAAGAGAGAATGGGCTGTTGATTATGACAAAAAAATGGATTATGCACAAAGAGCATTTGGGCAATTCGCTTCTCCTGATTTTAAAACATTAATGGATACTACTGGTTTAGGTAATCATCCAGAACTTTTAAAATTTATGTCTAAAATTGGACAAATGTTTGGAGAAGATCAGTTAGTAATAGGAAGTGGAATAGGTGGACAGGCGATGAGTCCAGTAGAGGCAAAGGAGGAGATTCAGAGGCTTTATGCAGACAAAGCATTCTCCAAGTCTTATCTGGACAAAAGCGATCCTGGTCACACACAAGCTTCTAATACGATGAGTAAGTTATTTGATTATGCTTATTCAGGTCAACGTTAATGACCTATGCCAACAGGGAAGTTATATAAAAGATAATCGCAAGACCTTTTAAAATACTTTTGCGACCCAATAGGACAATCGCTAGGCACTATTGAAACCTTTTTTTAATTTTTATAGGATACAATATGCCAAGTTTTAGTGATATCGAAACCAGTTACGTCCAGCGCTATGCTGCTGACGTACAGCATATGTTACAGCAGAAGACTACTAGATTGAGAAATCTTGTAAGCCAGAAACTAGATTGTTCTGGTATAGCAGAATTTATTGATCGTATTGGTGGCGCTACTGCTGAAAACAAAAATGCTCGTTTCGCAGATTCGCCTGTGCAATCTATAGCTCATCAGCGCAGGAGAGTAACAGCACGACCTTATCATGCTGGCTTCTTTGTAGAGGGATTTGATCAACGTCGTATGAATTACGATGTTTTTCAGCCTTATGCAGAAGCGACCAGTATGGCAATGGCTCGTAAAATGGATGAGATCATCGTTGATGCTGCTTTCGGATCAGCTTATCAGTCTGAAAGTGGAGCAATGGATGGAGCAACAGAAGTCGTATGGTCAACATCAAGTGTGGAAACAACTCTCTCTGGTAAAGTTATTGGAGATCAGTTTATTCCTGTGACGTTTGCCTATGGCAGTTCACCTATGGCAGAAACCAAAGGTATGGTAAATGCTGGTGGTGACTATACTCTATCTATTGACAAACTTCTTCGTGCAAGACGAATACTTGCTCAGAATGAAGCGGATCAATACGATGAGGGTGGGAATCCTTTGTATATATGTGTATGCTCTCAGTCTCAGATAGAAGCTTTGCTTCATTCTACGGCTATCCAGAGTATAGACTATAATAACGTTCGTGCGTTAGTAGAAGGTGAAACAAACTTCTTCTCAGGATTCCAATTCATTAAGTATGAGAAACTTCCGACCAATGTGACCATGACAGGCGGTGATACTGGCGAGCAAGTGCTTGCTTTTCACCCTGCAGGGCTAACGCTCTGTGTCTGGATGGACCCTGTGACGAAGATCGAACCCCGAGCAGATAAAAGTTTTACTCCATATGCATATTTTGAAATGGATATGGGTGCAACTAGAGTCTGGGAGGAAATGGTTGTTCAAATTGATTGTCTCAAGATGTCCTAATTATTAGGTTGAGTCCTTTAATATGAACGCTTAACTTTTAATTAATAATAAGGAGTTAATATGGCTGATGTTTTCGGCACACAACAGACAAAGATAAATACTGTACCTATGAAGATGGGCGATGCTCATTCAATGGGTGGCAGGATGCGTATTTTGTCTGACTCATATCTTGTCCCTGCAGCATCTTTAGTAGCTGTAGGTGATGTTATCGTAATCGGAACCCTTCCAAAAGGTTCCAGAGTATGGGAGGCGCACTTGGGTACAAGTGCAACTACAGGATCAGGTACAATATCATTAGGAACTAGAGTCACAGATTCTGCTGGCACTACTACTACTGCTGTTACTGGACTATTAGCTGCTGCTGCTCATTCTTCCAACTTCAATCGTAGTATTGAAAATGGAGGAACTGCAACTACAGCAAGTGTAGTACCAATATCCTATCCTGATGGAGCTACTATCATAGCTGTAAATGCCACACCAAAGTGGTCATCAGCTGTGACAATAACCGTTACGATTAAGTACACAATTGATTAACCAACTAGGGGGTGTAG